GGTATTTCATTCGCCGCTATGACAAAGAAATAGAGCGTCTGGCGCGCAAGAAGGCGAAGGGCAAGAGCTGATGGCAAGAGTACCGCGCATAGGCATGTTGAGGCACCGCGTCACGCTGCAGGCCGAGGTAGAGACGGCCGACGGGTATGGCGGATATGCCCTAGCGTGGTCCGACGTGTCGACGTTCTGGGCCCGAGTGGAGCCGCTATCCGGCGAGGAGCGCCTTACCGCTATGGCGCTGGAGGGCCGGACGACGCACCGCATTTGGTTCCGCCGGCGCAGCGACGTGACAGCCGAGCATCGGATCGTCCACGGCTCCCGGGTGTTCAGCCTGCACTCACCCCCAGTCAATGCCGACGAGCGGGATCGGTTCCAGTACGTCGAGGCGCAGGAGGGCGGGCCGGTATGAGCGGGAGCCTATCATTGCAGCAGGCCGTATTTGATGCTCTTGTCGCCGCCCTGAGCGTGAGCGTATACGACCACGTACCGGATGATGCGGCGTTCCCCTATGTGGTGGTGGGCGAGGACACGCTCAATATGTGGGACACAAAAAGCATCAATGGGTTCGATGCCATGGTCACGCTGCATACGTGGTCTCGGTACCGGGGCCGCAAGGAATGCAAGCAGATACAGGGAAACATCTACGACGCACTACATGATGCGCCCCTCGCCATAACGGGGTACAATCACGTGTACACATACCTCGATAACGAGGACAGTTTTCTTGACGAGGACGGGTTAACCCGTCATGGTGTATCCCGATACCGGGTAGTCTTTGCGAAGGAGTAACAGCCATGCCCGCACAAAACGGCCGCGATCTGCGGATCAAGATTGGCGACGGCGCCAGCCCCGAGAACTTTACCGCCATCGCCGGCGCCCGCGAGGAGTCCCTGAGCTCCGAGGTTGGCGAGATCGATATCACAAACAAGAGTGACAATGCGTACCGCGCCCTGCTCACCGGCGGCACCAAGTCGGTAAGCCTGTCCTGCAGTGGCGTCACCGAGGACGACTCGCTATACCAGGAGCACATCGACGGAACCATCACCAACTATGAGGTTGGGTTCGGTGACGGTTCGACCCTGGCTGGTGCGTTTCAGGTGCGGAGCTACGAGCGCACCGGTGCCCATGACGACGCCGAGACGTTCAGCGCCACGCTGGAGAGCTCCGGTTCGTTTACCTACACCCCGGCGAGCCCGTAATCATGGCTGCAGTGAGAGATAAAGTCACGTTCGATCTCGGCGGCGAGAGCTACGAGGTATCGCCCGACTTCGGCGTCATCGACCGGATTGAATCCGGCAAGGGCCGTCCGTCTCTGCTGGAGATTGCCGAGCGGATGGAGTCGAGCCCGCGGGTGTCCGACATGGCGTTCATCGTCCATGCGGCTACCGCCGAGGCCGGCTACCGCATCGGCTACCGGGAAATAGGCCAGGCGTGTCTGAACGATATGCATGGCGCTGGCGAGGCTGTGAGCGTCATCATGTCGGCGCTGTTTGACACCGGAGAGGCCGGCGAGCGTCAGCAGGGAAAACCCAAGGCGGCGACGGCAAAGCCCAAGGCAAAGGGCCGGAAGTAGATTGGTCCGAATACTATGCCGTCGCCGTGGGGATATGGGGCATTGCCCCATCTGAGTACTGGCGCATGACGCTCAAGGAATGGTGGATTATTGCTGACGCCAAGGATACCCGTCCCAAGGCGCCCAAGCGCTCTGAGGCCGATAGGCTGCGGGCATTGATACACGAGGGCTTTTAGCATGGCAACGGCCGGCGAAATTGTAATTGATATCCGGGCCAGCACGGCCGATTTCCGCCGTGCCATGAAGGACGTGGGCCAGCGAGTCGGCCGCGCCGGCGCCGCCATGAAGCAGAAGCTGGCCAAGGCTGCTAAGGTGGCGGCCGGCGCCCTTGCCGCCGTGGTGGCGGCTATTGGCGCGGTGGTCAAAAAGCAGCTCGCCCTAATCGATTCCACAGCAAAGACCTCAGATCAGATAGGCATTGCCACTGAGCAGCTCGCCGGCTTGCGCCATGCAGCGGAGCTGACCGGCGCCGGTGCGGATAAATTGGACGCCGGCCTGGAAGTAATGTCAAAGCGTCTGGGCGAGGCGGCCCAGGGTAGCGGAGAGGCCGCCTCCGCCATAAAAGCAATGGGCCTGGACGTAGATAAGCTAGTCCGCATGTCGCCCGATGAGGCGTTCAAGACCATTGCTGACGCCATGCAGGGCATGAGCTCGCAGGCTGAGCGCAATGCCGCAGCGTCGGACCTGTTCAGCCGCGCCAATCAGAAGCTGGTTAACACTCTGGCTCTCGGCCGAAAGGGGCTGGATGAGGCCACAAAAGAAGCCGTACAGTTCGGCACTGCTATCAGTCGTGTGGAGGCCGCTAAAGTAGAGGCCGCCAACGACGCCTTTACGCGCATGTCCGCGGCCCTGTCTGGTGCGGCCAAGCAGCTCACCATCGCACTGGCACCCCTCATCGAGGCCGTAGTAGAAAGCCTGACTGATGCTATAGGGGAGGCCAACGGGTTCCGCGGCGCCATTGCGTCGGCGATGAATGTGCTTGTCGAGGGCGCGGCGCATGGCGCCAATACGCTTCGCGGGTTACAGGTTGTGTTCGAGGGCCTGAAAGTAATTGCTATGGGCTTCTCGGCGGCATTTTGGATAGTGCTTAAGGGGTTGGCTAAGGGCGTAACCAATTTTATTGACACAGTAAACGGCGCTGTCAATGTAGCTATACGCGGCTTTAACAAAATCCCTGGCATTGATCTTGAGCTTATATCGAGCGCCCAAGGCAACGCTATCGTCAAGCGCATAAGCAGCATAGCCGACCAGGCCGTAAGCAATCTGCGCGACGCCAAGAGCGAGATGGCCGATACTCTTATGAAGCCGTTGCCGGCGGAAGGCATTCGCCAGTGGGCGGCCACCGTGCAAAAGGAAGCTTCCAAGGCCGCGGAAGCTGTAGCCGCAGCACGGCGCAAGCAGAATGCCGCAGACGAAGGCAAGGACAATACAAAGAAGGAACGTGAGAAGCGGCAGAAAGAACTTGAGGTGCGACAAGAGCATCTCGACGCACTGTACAAGATCAACACGGAGGGTTTCAAGCGCGCCCGTGAACAGACTGCCGCGCAGATGGCGATACTCAAGGATCTGAATGCCAATGCGCTTACCGGCATAACCAATCTTGTGCGCCAGGAGTATGGTGCTCAGCAAGCTATTATCATGAACAGTCTCGGCAGCGTGCTCAGCAGCGTGGCGCAGCACAATAAAAAGGCGTTCAAACTGCAGCAGAAGGCGGCCATTGCTAAGGCTATAATATCAGGCGTCGAGGCCGCCGTGCATGCATGGAATGCGGGCATGTCCACAGGCGGTCCCTGGGCCCCCGCCGTAGCTGCAGCGTACACGGCGGCGAGCCTTGCCAAGACGGGAGCTCAGATAGCCGCCATTCGCTCACAGTCTTTCGGAGGAGGTGGTGGGTCATCCGGTGGTGGAGGCGGTGGAGGCGCTGCGTCTGCCGCGGCTGGAGCAGGGGGCGGTGGAGGCGGACAGCAAGAGCCTCGCCGGGAAGCAATGATTCAGGTGCAAGGGGATTTCTTCACCGGAGAGACGGTGTCTCGTCTGGCCGAGGAGATGGGCGAGTTTCTCAGTGATGGCGGCCGGCTCGGTCGCGTCAAAGTGCAGCGGGGCTAAGAGGTCATGCCGGTCATAATCTCCCGCAATATATCGATTCCGCAGCTCTCCTATCCGCTCACCCACCCGCGCATAGGCTGGCGCAACATACTGACTGACAGCGCAAGCACTGTGACGGTGAGCTCAGAGGATGGCGACAATGTCAAAGAGAATGCGTACGACGGCCTGACGTGGGACTACTGGCAGCCCAACTTGCTGCCGGCCACATTGACAGTTGATGCGTCCACGGCCGCCACGGCCGACTACGTTGGCATCGCGGCTCACACCCTGGGCACTAATGGCAACACGGTCGAGGTGCAGTATAGCGACGACGGTATCAGCTATACCACCGAGCAAAGCATTCAGCCGTCAGACGATGAGCCCATCATGGCGCTGTTCACACCGTCCGACCATCGGTACTGGAGGCTGCGCATATCCGGAGGCACCGGTAACCCGCTCCTTGGCGTGGTCCATATAGGCAAGGTGCTAGAGATGCAGCAGCGTTACTACGTCGGCGCGACGCCGCCGCCGATGGGGCGCACTGCAACTCTGCTGCCGACGCGCAGCGAGCGGGGTCAGTATCTCGGCCGATCACTGCGGCGTACCGGCGTAGAGGCCGAGGCTGATTTTGAGCATCTAACCGCCACGTGGTACCGCTCACAGATGGAGCCGTTCGTCCTACATGCCTTGACCGGTGCGTATTTCTTCGCATGGTATCCGAGCAAGTACCCCGAGGAGATAGCCTACGTCTGGACCAATGACCCCATCGTGCCGGAGAACACGGGCCCGGGCGACCTCATGTCGGTCAGCTTCACAATTATGGGGGTCGAGTCAAGTGGCTGAGCAGAGCATAGGCCGCGAGCCAATCCAGATTGTCGAGCTAGACCTGGACCGCTGTGCACTCACTTACGGCGTGGCACCATGCGCCGCAGCACTTGGCGTCACCGGCGCCATAAAGTGCTTCAACACCCGCAAGACCTGCCAGGATACGGCCAACTACACGAATACAGATACGCTGACGCTACGATTTACCAAGTCGCGAAGCAACTTGCCGACGGCTCTTGGCACACTGATACCGTCGCTGCAGGGAGTGAGCACGCGTCCGGCTGAGATCGACTTAGAGACCGGCATCGGCGTCCGTGCCAAGGCAACCATCCAGATCAAAGACCACCCGCACCATGACCGCGGCATAGATCCGTATGCCCGGGAGCGGGAGTACGATCCCAACGAGCGGGGCACGTTCTGGCGTAAGCTGCTCGCCCGCAATCCGTACTACCAGGGCCGAGCGGCGCGTATCCGCGAGGGCTATGTGGGGCAGACGCTGGCGCAAATGCGCACGCGCCATTACGTCATCGAGCGAATAAAGGGCCCGGATATCCAGGGCAACGTATCCGTCGAGCTCAAAGACATTCTCAAGCTCGCCGACAAGGACCGCGCCAAGGCGCCCAAGCATAGCTCCGGCGTACTGGCGTCGAGCATCACAGCGGGCGCCGGCACAGCAACACTCAGCCCAGGCGGAGTGGGCGACGAGGAATACCCTGCAAGCGGCACGGTGGCCATCGGTGACGAGGCGATAGACTTCACTCGCTCCGGCGACACGCTCACGCTCACCGCCCGGGCAACCCGAGGCACTGAGGCCGACGATCACGATGCCGGCGATACGGTGCAGCTCTGCCTTGCATGGAATGACAAGCCGGTAACTGATGCGCTCTATGAGCTGCTCACCGGCTATACGACCATAACCGCGGCTAACATTCCCAAGGCAGACTGGGACGCGGAGTTTGCTACCTGGCTTGCCGGATTCGCCATGACGGGCATTGTCATGGAGCCGACAGGCGTTGATGACTTGTGCGCCGAGCTCCTTGTGCAAAGCGGGTCGCTTTTCTGGTGGGACGAGTACGAGCAGAAAGTGCGATTCTTCGCCATCAAGCCGCCGCCGCAGCCGCCCCGGGTGCTCAACTCGCGTGACCACATCCTGGAGGATAGCCAGCGCCGCGAGGAGAAGCCGGAAGAGCGGGCGTCACAGATCTATATGTACTACGGGCAGATAGACCCAACTGAGGACGTGGACGACCCTACCAATTACCGGCGCGTGCGCGGCGAGATACTGAGCAATGAGGAGTCGGCGGACCTTTACGGCGAGTCGCGCATCAAGCGCGTGTTCGCCCGGTTCATGGACTCGAGCAATGATGGCCAGGCGTCAATCATTGTCGACCGGTTGGCCAATCGGCTGCGCGACACGCCGCATTATTTGCGCATTGCCGTGGATGCCAAGGACCGAGACATTGCCCTCGGCGACCTGATCGACGTCGACTCAGATCTCAATGTCACGCCAGACGGGCGTGTGACTCGGGTCCGCTACCAGGTGGTGCAGAGAGAAGAGTCGCAGCCGGGGCACAAAGTGATCCTCAAGCTACAGGTGTATAGCGCATTCCAGGCCGGACAGCGGTTCGCCTATGTTGTGGCCGACGGCACAGCGGATTATGATGCAGTGAGTAGCGGCGCTCGTGACCCGGGCGGCTGGATTGCAGGCGGCAGCCCGCCGGACGTAGACGGCGACCCGCCATACCTCATTATCTAGGAGGCCCGACAAGATGGGTTGGAGAGACATAGCAGATGGAGAGGTTGATAGCCTCAGTCCGGTAACCGTATCGCTCATGACGGCGCTGCGGGATAACCCAAAGGCCATCGCCCAGCGCGACCTCGGGGCGCCCCGGGTTAAGCCGCCGTCCATAGAGCTGATTGATACAGTCGGGTCGAGTACTTGGACCGTGCCGGATGGCGTGACGAGGCTCCGCTATACGCTTGTCGGCGGGGGAGGCGGAGGCGGAGACGCCGATAACACTTTGGGCGGGGTCGGATCCGATGGCGGGGATAGTACGCTGAACGACGGCACGAATACCTATACGGCGGGTGGCGGTGCCGGCGGCACTGCCACTGTCAACTTAACAATTGGCGGCGCGGGAGGCACGGCCTCAGGCGGTATTCTTAATTTGGATGGCACTTTCGGATTTGGTAATGGCCTCGTCGGCGTAACGCCACTTGTCGGCACGTCTTACGGCGCCGGAGGGAGAGGCGGCCAAGCAGCGGGCGGCGCGGGCGGCGGTTCTGCGGCCGTGGTGCAGGGGTCCATTGAGGTGATCCCCGGCAATTCCTTGGCGTACACCATAGCGGATGGTGGCGCGGGCGGCGGACAAGCCGGATTCGATGGCGTGAAAGGCGCTCTCATCCTGGAGTATTGAGCATGGCAAACCGATACAGCTATCAGGCATACGCACAAGACAGCAATACCGGCGCCACGCTCGGCAGCGCCCAGGTCGAGGTGTTCGAGGCTGGCACCTCAACGCCCGTGACGCTGTATGCAGACCGCACCGGCGCTACGACAAAGACCAACCCATTCAATGCGGATGCCTTCGGATTCTTCCGCTTCTATGCTGCGTCACAGCTCGTCGATATTGTGGTGTCGAAGGCCGGCAATTCCTCCACATTTGAGGACGTGGCGCTGGGCCCCGCCGAGAGCCTGGACGGGCTGCCAGATCCGGCTGCCGCACGCACGGCGCTGCAGCTCAACAATGTGCGCAACGTCACACAGTACAGCCAGACCGAGGCTGACGGGCGCTTTGTCAACGCGACCGGCGACGACATGACCGGCCCGCTCAACATGTCGGCAAGCAGCCCGATACAGGACGCCGGCAATAATGCCATCGAGTTCGACGGCTCTGGCAACGTCACGCTCCCCGGCAACCTGACCGTCGGCGGCACGGCGACCAATGTCAATACCACCAACCTCAGCGTCGATGATCCACTGACCAAACTGGCAGACGGCAACACGACCGACGCCATTGATATCGGGTTCATAGCGCAGCGCCTCAGCGATAATGTCGCCATATTCTGGGACGAGTCTCAGGACGAGTTCGCCCTGGCTCTCACCGCCGACGACGGTACTGTGACGACCGTGACCATCGCCGACTATGCAAACCTGCACGTCGGGACGCTGGCTGCCGATGATGATGTGATGGTGGGCGGTACGTCGGTGGCGCTGCAGTCTATCACCCTGACCGCTGGCGACGGCCTGAGCGGTGGCGGTGACCTGTCGGCCGGCCGGACGTTTGCGGTAGACGGGACGGTATTGCGGGATGCCGACCTCGCCGCCAATGGTGGGACGGTGCCGGAGACTGATCGACGCAATACGTTTACCGCCCGGCAGAGTGTGAAAACTACGCCGGGTCCTGAGCTAGGGCTAATGCTCCGCGACGACTCAAGCAACCCTCACTCGCTTCTATACTCTCCCATGGACGGCGAGTTTCGGATCGCTGTGTACGATGGAATCGGCGGAGGATCACCGTCGAGCCTGAAAATAATATATAACGACAGGATAGAATGGCCCGAAGCAGTCGTGATCGGCTCCCCCACCGGCGGCAGCCAAGGCGCCGGCACGATCAACGCCGAGGCCGTTACGGTAGGCGGCACGTCGGTGGCGCTGGAGTCGCGCACTATAGCGACGGGAGACGGGCTCAACGGCGGTGGCGATCTGTCGGCGGATCGCACCCTGTCGGTAGACGGGACGGTGTTGCGGGATACGAGCAACCTTGACGCCCTCGCGGACGTCTCAGGCGCTACGCCGACTGACGGTCAGGCGCTGGTATGGAATAACACAAACGGGGTGTGGGAGCCGCAGGATCAGTCGGGAGCCTCCGGGGGAAGTGGTGACTTCAGCAACATAACGGTAGGCGACGGCACCCATACCCAGACCGGCAACGGAGAAGCATCGTTCAGCATCACAGATCCGGTAATGGTTCATGAATACCGCACCGCCTCGGATGGTGTTATTACCTGGCATCTTGGCGATCAGAGTATCGCCGACCGGGCAGAGATCATTTTTCGCAACGCGGAGGGTAGCTATCTCTGGTCGGTCCCCAATGGCAATATTCACGCTGGGTATATATGGGGCGACGGCGGCCTTGTATTCCGCCCCAACCGCACCTCCAGCGAGAGCAAAGGCGCGTACACAGTGCACGCCACTGAGGTATGGCAGAATGATAATCAAGTATTAGATAACTCCGACCTCGCCGCCAATGGCGGGGGCGTGGCCGAAACGGATTTTGATAATGTATGGACTTCGGACCAGACTTTCAATGGTGTAAAACAAATATTCAGACCGGTCTCAATTCCGGACGATGATGCAACAGCTCTGCCTGTTGGTGGCGGTGTAGGCCGGGTTAGTATCAGCTTTAATGAGGGCACACTCGTCGGTCACTTTCGGGCGGACGGCGGCGCAGAAGGCGTATGGACCCTCGCTAAAGGGGGGCCAAGTACTGGACTTTTAACTACGTCAACGACACTACAGCCTTGGATTGGAACGACCGGGACCGATGGGAATTTCACTATCGGGACCGATGGCATGGGCAACCTGTATTTTGAGAATCGGATAGGAGGAAGTCGTACTGTTACCATAGAGATTATTGGCTGATAAATGGAGCCATAACGATGCACGCAAATATCCGCCAAGCAATACACCGCGCCGCGCAGGCCCACGACCTGCCGCGCGACCTTATCGCCGCCATGGTGCAGGTCGAGTCTGCCGGCGATCCCTGGGCCGTGCGTGCTGAGCCCGGGTACCGGTGGCTGTGGAACGTGGAGCGCGGGGCGCCGACGCAAGCCAGAGAGCCGGACGGCTTCCCGGCGCCAGACAGGGTATCGCCGAGCACTGAGTACTGGGGGCAGAAGCACTCATGGGGGCTGATGCAAATTATGGGCGCAGTGGCACGTGAGCACGGCTACCAGTCGCCCTACTTCACTACGCTGTGCGAGCCTGACGTCGGGCTGCGATACGGTTGCAAGCTGCTTATCGCGCTGTATGACCGCCACCACGCCCACTATGGCTGGGAGGGCGTGGTCTCCGCCTACAACTCAGGGCGTCCCGACTCCAGGCGCGGCGCTGCCTATGCAGAGAAGGTGCGTCATGCCGGCGGGCTCTGAGCATCCGAACCCCGAACGCTGGTGGCGGTGGCGTCGCCGATATGCGCACATCTCACTGGCCGCCGCACTGGCTGAGACGGTATACCTGCTCGCCGCCGGTGTACCTGACGGAGCGGGCCCTGTGATAGCATGGAGCTACGGGCTATGGGGCGCCGTGGTGACGGCGTACATTGGCGCCTCGACGTGGGCCGACGTGGCCAAGGGGCGCTAATATGTGGGCTTGGGCGCTAGGACTACTGGGCAAAGTACCCCGTAAGCTGCTCGTATACGCGGGCATTGCCGCGGCGGTGGCCGTGGGTATGTGGCGCGTATACGATGCCGGCTATGATGCGGCCCGCGACCGGTGCAAAGAAGCATCACTCAGGGCTACCGTAGAGGCGCTGCAGGAAGACCTTGACGCCCGTGATGCCCTGGCACAGCGCCGGGCAGCCGAGGA